TTATCTACTTTAGTTAATACAGGGCATTTACCTAGAGGTCCAATTAAAATAAAAAATAAAGAACTTATAGCTAAATTAAAAAGTGAAGCAGCTATAGGTCCTAAACAAATAAAATTTATATTCGATCAGGCATGTAATTTAGCATGTCCTTCATGTCGTAATTCTTTTGTAAGAAATTCAGAATCTATATATGTTAATTCAAATACTAAATTGGAAAAGTTATCTAAAGCTTATTCTGATAGTGTTGAATATATTTCAATGTCTGGAGCAGGTGATCCATTTTACAGTCAAACCTTTTTTGAATTTTTACAGAATGTAGATATAAAGAAGTTTCCAAATTTAAAAAATATACATTTACATACAAATGCAATACTATGGAATGAATTTAATTGGAAAAAAATAAAAAACTCTCATAATTTTATAAAGTCAACTGAGATATCAATAGATGCAGCTACAAAAGAAACTTATAAAATAGTACGTAAAGGAGGTAACTTTGATATTCTTACTCGTAATTTAAACTTTATCAAAAATTTAGAAGGTATTAATAATTTTATTTTTTCGTTTGTTGTACAAAAAGAAAACTATACTGAATTAGTAAAATTTTACGAATATATAAAAAGCATATTTAATGATAAACTTAAACAAGGTATAGTATCAGTAACCTTTACAAAGGTACAAAATTGGGGAAACCTTTCTCAATCTGAATATGATGATATGGCAATATGGCAACCTAAACATCCTGAACATAGTTTATTTACTAATGAGGTTGATAAGTTAATGAAACTTAAAAGTCCTCACATTATAACTAATCTACTGTAATGAGTTACAATAAAGACACATTTTGTATGATGACGCACAAAGGTTTTTTTGTGCAGCCAGACAGAAAAGTTAAACCTTGTTGTATATTCACAGATTTCGATACACCTGTTTTATTTGATGAATCTAAAACATATGAAGAGATGATGAACTCTCCTCAGTTTATGGATTTACGTAATAAAATGGATAACGGTATAGTTCACAAAGGCTGTAGTGCTTGTTTTTCTGGTAAAAGTCCTATGAGAAAAGGTCTCAACACTTTTTTGTTTAATGACGATTACAATGTACTTAAAAATATTTTACCAGAAAGTAAAAAAGCAACTGATATCTGGTACTTAGACCTAAGATTATCTAATCTATGTAACTTTAAATGTAGAATGTGTAACGATACATACTCATCATCTTGGGCACAAGAGTTGACTAAATTAAAGTTACCTTTATCAGATGATAAATTTTCTAAGTTAAGTGATAGCTACCTAAATCAAATAGTTAAAAAAATAAAAGATCTTAAATATCTTTACCTTGGGGGTGGAGAACCTTTTATAATGAAGGAGACTTTTGAACTACTTAGGATACTTACAGATGAACATAAATCTAAGATTACTTTAGCACTTAATACTAATCTATCCAACCTAACATATAAAGGTATAGACATAATAGATGAATTAGGTAAGTTTAAAAACGTATATTTTAACGTATCTTGCGACGGTATTGGAGAGATAGGGGAATATCAACGTACTGGTTTTGAAACTGAAACATTTAAACATAATGTTCTACGAGTTTTAGGAAGTGTCTCTAAATATCCTCAGTTCAATGTAGGATTTACTTATGCTATAGGTGCAGTAAATTTATTTCATTTACCTAAGTTTGTAGAGTATGTTAGTGAAACTTTCAAATTACCCGCCAAAGACTGTGTGGATTTACAATTTATAGAATTTCCTTGGTACTATAATGTAGGTAATGGTTCAGAAGAGTTTTTAAATCGAGCAAAAAGTTTTATATTAGATTATATAGACCAACTTGAACCAGGTCAATTAAAACATAGATTAGAAGATTACTACAAATTTATTCAAAGAGATTTTGATATCCCCTCAGAACGGCAAATTGATACTGAAGTTAGAATAACTAGAACAGTTGATAAACACAGAAATGAAAGTCTTTTAGATATAGCTCCTTGGGTAGACGAGCATATTATAAAGTATAACTCAAAAAACATTATATGATTAAGTTAACAGAGCAAGAATTACAACAATTAAACAACTTTAAAACCTCAAGACAAAACATTATTTTAGAGTTCGGTAACATATCTATATTAAGAAGGCAAATAGATGAAAGAGAGTCAAAAGCTGCTCAATTATGGGCAGGTTTTAATAAAAGTCAGGAGGAATTTGCAGTTTCATTAGAAAAAAAATATGGACGAGGTACTGTTGACACTGATACTGGTGAATTTCTACCTATAGAGTAACTTTACGGTAACTTCAGTCTATTTATATATGTAGTTGACAACTGTACGATCTTTTGTTTTTTTAGGCTACTTTAATATATTTATAAGAGTACTCAATAATATAATTTTCACAACATGGCAGAAACATTAATCTCCGCAGGTGTATTAGCAAGAGAAAACGATATTTCTTTTATCGCACCAGCAGCACTAGAAGCAGGAGCAGCTATCATTGGACCAACTGTAAAAGGCCCAGTAGAAGAACCTACGCTAGTAACTTCATATGGAGAATATCAAAGAATTTTTGGAACTACTTTTACGTCTGGATCAACTAAACAAGAATTTTTAACTTCATTAGCAGTAAAGTCATACTTTGGACAGGGAGGAAATTCAGTTCTTGTTGCAAGAGTTGTGACAGGCTCATTCACAGCAGCTAGTAATTCAACAATTGCAGCAGCTACAGGTAGTATCACAGACCCGTTCACCCTTACCACACTAGGTAAAGGAGCATTGTATAACAATTCAGGATCTCAAACAGCAGATGGATCTTTACCATTAGGTACAGATGATAACGTAAGATATGAGATTACGAATGTAAATAATGCAAAAGGGACTTTTAGTCTATTAGTTAGACAAGGAGACGACCAAACAAAAAATAAAATCATTCTTGAAACGTTTAATGATTTATCATTAGATCCTAATTCAGCTGATTATATTGAATCTAGAATTGGTAACCAAACAAAATCAGTAGGTACTGATGGTTCATCAAAATTCATTTCTGTAAGTGGTGAGTACGTAAATAAATCTAAATATATTAGCGTTAGTGCAGTTAACAATCCTACATTAAATTACCTTGATAATGACGGTAATGTAAGAGTTGGTAGTGCATCTGGATCTTTACCAATTGCACAATCTGGTTCATTTGCAGGAGCAGCAGGAGAGAATGTAGTAGGAGGAGATAATTACTTTAGTAATATAAATGTAAGATCACAAGGTCTAACAACAGGTAATTATTCTGATATGATTTCAGTATTAGAAAACAAAGATGAGTATGTATTTAACATTATATCTACTCCAGGATTGACTTACAGAGATCACAGCACTACTTTAGATTCAATTATTTCATTAGCTGAAACGAGAGGTGATGCTATTGCAGTAGTTGACTTAGAAAGATATGGAGTAGGAGTTTCTGACGTAACTGGAAGAGCTGCTAACCTTAATTCATCATACGCAGCATCATATTGGCCTTATTTACAAATGCAGTCTGGAACAGGTAAAAATGAATTCGTACCTGCATCAGTAGTAATACCAGGAGTATATGCATTTACAGATGGAGCAGCAGCACCATGGTTTGCACCAGCAGGTTTAACAAGAGGAGGTATTCCTAACGTTATTCAAGCAGAAAGAAAGCTTACAAGATCTCAAAGAGATTCATTATACAATGCTAACGTTAACCCAATTGCTACATTCCCAGGAAGTGGAATATCAGTATTTGGTCAGAAGACGTTACAGAAAAAACCATCTGCTCTAGATAGAGTAAATGTACGTAGATTATTAATCGAATTGAAAAAATTCGTTGGTGATGTATCAAGAACATTAGTATTTGAGCAAAACACAAATGTCACTAGAAATAGATTCCTAGCTCAAGTTAACCCTTACCTAACATCAGTTGTAGAGCAACAAGGTCTTTACGCTTATAGAGTGGTAATGGATGACACTAATAATACAGCAGACGTAATCGATCGTAATCAATTGATTGGTCAAATATTTATACAACCTGCTAAGACAGTAGAATTTGTAGTATTAGACTTTACAATTGAGCCAACAGGAGCGACATTTGGAG